CATTAACAACTGCAATCGCGCTCTTACGAGATCTTGGTAGATAGTTAAGCTCTTTAGCATGAGAAACAACACTATTCTTCATTACAGCAGAATCAAGGAACATCTCGTTGATTGCCATATTCGTATAGAAGTTATTTTGAAAAGTATTATATGCTAGTACATCCAACAGAGCGCTCATGTTCGAGCCTTCAAAGTTATAGTCTTTGAATTGTGTCTGGGTTGCTAGGTATTCTCTTAGCTGAGCTTTTACTCCATCAAAGTCGAGTTCGGTGATGGGTGTTTTTACGCTGGCCATTTATCTTATCCTTTCTAAAATAACGTCAAGTTGAATGGGTGTGTCAACATTACGTGTATTAAATCTGACTACAATTGAAACTTTGTTATCATCAAAAATTGATGAAGCTGAAACATCGATAAGTTCAGCTCGTGGCTCATAAGTTTCAATAGTCGATTTGATTCGTCTTTCGATTCGTTTAAGTACTCCTGGTGTTAGATTTTCAAATAACAATTCTCGTATTCCAGCCCCTAAACGAGGCTGCATTAACCTTTCACCAGGATCGGTTAAAATTAAATTTCTAAGAGATTCTTTTACTGCGTCTTCGTCTTTTAAAAGTGCAATGTCTTTTGAGACAGGACTGACACGCAAGTCTTTATGCATGTCTGAATACAGACTTATCTTTTTAGTTTTCGGCGTTATTAGAGTAGCTGTCATTGTGCCATTTCTCTTATGTCAAGGTGTATATAGCCCTTGTATTCTACTACGTGTTTAAATCCACTACGGAAAGCAATCTCGCTAAAACGTTCTAAGTCAAGACCTTCGCTTACTATATCTATAACTAAACCACTTAGATGCGGTGAATCCTTATCCGCACCTATTTCCTCATTGTATTCTTTACTTCGCCATCCAGCCTGAATGGTGAATGTTTGATTCAATTCTTTTTGCACTCGCATCAGGTATACTTTAACATCGAGATCAACTCGAGCGTAACCATCAGGACCAAGATCTTCTATCCAGTCACCTTGTACCTTAATCCTTTCGTCTTCACCTGCCATTACTGATCCGCAACGAGGAAGGTCTTGATACTCTTCTTTCGTTATAGGCGGTACAACAACCGGTTGGCGATTGCTTGGAGTGATACGAGGTTCACCACCTGTACCATCCCAGAGTTCCTTTAGACTATTTATCTTATCATCACGAGCTTCTGGAGAATAACGGATCGCGCCGGCCGCTATCGCAGTAGATGTTCCTATTTTACCCATGTTTTGAATACGTCTTACAATTCGCTCGTAGTTCACTCCAAAGTTATCTAGAGGACGATTAATATCTTTAATGAGAGCTTCGATACTTGCACCGAAAGCACATATACGAGCTACCATTAATTGTACACTCTCAAGATCAATATTTTCAATTTTACTTACGAAGTAATCGATACCAGCTTCAATACGTTTTATGAAATCCTTTTCATTATCAGGAGAAAGAGTTGTACAAGATAACTCGCGATAAGTCATAATTTCTTTTACTGCTTTAGTACTTGCTTGCTCAAGTGTTAATCCTAATATGTTAAAGTTTTGAATTGCATCTCGAACATCTTGAATCACTGCATTAATAACAGCTACAATCTTCTTTCGTATTTCTGCAATTAGTTTATCAATAATTTCTTGTTGAACAAACTCTGCGAAACTTTCATAGCTTCGAACCTTAGCTATAAACTCTGCGGCATCTGTAAGTAGTCCGTCGATCGTACCCAATAAAGAATAAAAAGAATCAATTGCACCGAAGAACTGTTGTAACGTATTACATATTCCACCTAATATACTATCAGCAAAAGAATTCTTATAGTAATTATCCATTTCTCTTGCGAGCTTTTCGTAATTATTTGTATTCGTAATCTGATCAGGTGTATAGTTATACTCTTGCATGAACTCGGCTATTTCGATATTCGTAATATTACCTCTTACGTATCGATCACTTAAGTCGTCGTATTCACCAGTATAGCTTTGTTTAAAATCACCATTAATAAATGGAGCAACTTCGTAAAAAGCATTTCCATAACGATTAAAAGCGATTTGTACCGGATTACGTTCTGCATCTTGTTTAATGTTATCTGCAATTTCTTTTGCGATTGCATCAATCTGATTTTCATTATAGACGCCGTTTCCGTCGACAACAGGCCCAGCAACTAATGCTAAATTATTTAGTGTGGTTTGATCTGTTCTATCAATACATTTAGTTGCCATGTCTTTTCCTAAATACTGATTAGCGGTTTGTCAGCTGAATCATCAGCTTCTAAGTAACCCATCGAATATCCCTTAGCGTAATATCCGTCTTGTACAATGCCGGGAACTGGTTGGCTTTCAGCCGGTGGCTCAGGCATTTGTACTATCTCAATTCCGTATCCACCTTCAGTAAGAGCGCTTATTGTTCCAAGTACGTCGAATGGAGTACTAATTACGGAAGAAGCAAACTTAGCTAAATCCTTTCCGTTTCCTGACGGGAATGCAACACCAGTAATTACACCAGGAGCCGGTACAGGTGGAACAACAAGAGAACCACCAGGAGGAATAATTGCAGGCACACTACCTACTGTAGGTATTGTTACTGGAATAATATAACCAGCTCCATAACTTACAGGGCCACTGGGCAGTGGTGCACCAAGTACAGTAAAGTTACCAAGCGCTGAATTTACAGCGACTGAAGCATTTACTGTTGCTGACATAACAGAAGTAGTAAATAATCCAGTACCAGCATTGATTGCGGCTGCATTCCATATACCACTAAAGCTTCCGTTAGCCGCAGCCATTTGTACACCTAATGCTATAACATTAAAGCCAGGCGTACCAACGCCTCCACTGAACGGTGTTTGTGTTGTAGGTATTAATCCAAACGCAGTATTATTAATACTACCCATCGCATAAAAATGAATATCTTGAGCAGTTGTAATTCGTGCAGCTTTATTTGCGTAAGCACTCCACGTGGTCAATGCAGTATTTTTAATATTACTTGAAACTATGTTAATTTGCGTTTCGGCTTCCATTTGGATTTCTTTTTTACCAAATAGAGTCATAGCATTCAAAGACTCGAGCTTCATTACAGAACTACGAGCTTGGAATAAACCACCGGAGTTTATGTTTGTAGTCTTACCAACACCGAGTTCGTAATTACCTTTTACATGAAGCTTATAGTCACCTTCAACTTCTTCGGTTTTATGACCTTTCACATAAACGTGAGCATTACCATTAATTGTAACTACACTATGTTTAGATGATTCATGCCGAGTTTCATTTGTAACTTCGTAACGATCACCTACAGCTTTATCTGTACGAGTACCACCTGAATCAATTTGAAGGAATGATCCACCACCCTGACCACCATGATAAATCATAATACGTTCAGCGCCAGGTGTATCATCGAGTTCGATTACATGATGCGCAGTTTCGATAACTCGGTTATAAGGATACTTAGCAGCATAAGCTGATCCAGGTTGATCCCAAGTCTTATCCGTAGTACCAACTTTATTATCACGAGAACGATTCGTATTTACCTTTTCAAAGTAAAGCTCATCCGGTGGACGATCAAATTCTTCAACACGAGCATATCGAGATCTTTGGTGTAATCCATAATCATCAGGCCTAAAGCCTTTTGACATAGGATCATCTTTACCCTTGTCAGAAATTACACCGTATCCGTCTACCGTAGGATTCATAGCTTCAGCATATTGAGAAGGTATTAAGCCTATGATAAGTGGATGCTGAGCAGCTCGCCCATCCATAAACATTCCAAGAACAAAGGAATTCAAAGGCGGTAATGGATAGTTAGGATCGTAATCTCCTGCTATACAAACACACCAAGGTAGATCCTCAGTATCGATGTTAGAATGTTCTCCGTGTACACTCAGGGCCCGTACGCGTACTCGTCCTTCGTTACGAGGATCAACGTTATCTTCTACGACTCCGACGAAAAACATCGGGTTTGGTAATCCCATTCCTTGCATTATGTAGGTCTCACTTTATTCCAATCGTACTTAGTTAATGTTAAGTCCGTTTTGAGTATTCCGTTAACCATTTGGTGTGTTACACTACGTACCAAATAGTTACCGCTTAATTGTCTATTCTCTTCTGATCCATCGCCAGATGCGTTTAATTTACGAGCATTTAAATTCAATACTTGTCCGCACTGAATATCGAGTCGGCCTTTCATGTGTACAGAAATCTGAGTAGCATTGAGGTGATGAGCGTATGCAGTTTGATTTTGTACAATCTCTCGATAGTGTTGTTCACCTCTTACGACAGGACCTCGGCCACCCCCTTCATCGTCATCATAATCTCGGAATAGCATGAATTGTTTTGCGTTATCCTTTCGAGCTGCTTTATCATGTTTAAACGTGTTTTCGATAAATCGCTCAGTGTGCTTATCTTTTGAAATATCTACCTTACCGCCGGTGGCGTTATATTCTTTTCCACCCTTCTTGACTTCATTAAGATAATTGTAATCGTATCGTTTTGCAGTATGCCTATTCAAATCG